TCAAATGCTTCTTTTATATTTCTAGGATGCTGTGAAATACGAAGCTGATATTCCTGCGGATCCAGATCCTTCTTCCATTTAGCAAATTGTTCATTCAAAGCTTCTAAAGATTCTTCTACTTTAGAATTACCGTACTCGTCTATGTACGGAGGCATGGACCATTGTTCAGGTATAAAAAGACCGCTACGTCCAATAGTACCTATCCCATCTATAAGATTGGTTTCTACAGAATATATATCATTAGCGTCAGGCTGAAGTATAAGTTTACGTAATGGTTCGCACTGACTAAGATCACCCACAGATCCAGCAGCTACAAACATACCTGTTGTAATCATACCTGAACGCAATGCAGGACGCAAATACTCATAGGTTTCATTCATCCTAGGTGCAATACCAGCTTCCTCGTGGAAGAAGTATTTTGATGGACCACCGACACCCGTTGTTGGACTCTTTTCAAAAGACATTGCCTGAATAACACCTTTCAGTCCTTTTTCTGTTTTTCTTTTTTGACCACCGATGAAGTTTACAATCTCAATCTTTTGCTGCCAAAACATTGCTTTCTGCGGGTTCATAGGTCTATACCACGCAGTATGTTTATTTAGAAAAGCTTCATATTCCTGTAGAAATTTCCAGGTACCTTTCTCGTTAACGTAGTCTTTTAAACTTCCACCCATTTTCAGGGTCACCCCTTCCTCAAACCATATCTGGTTAATTAATTTACCTGAGTGAAAATATGAACTTGCTATCTGTCGTTTCTTTAATATAGCACCATGTTTATAGTCTAGTTCAGCTAGAATTTCATATAGTGACATATGATATTGTGCGTCACGAACATCAGCAAAACCAAACTGCTGAGTCTCTTTATTATATATAGGTAGGAAGTTTAACCACATATAATAGTCGCGCGTAATGTACCAATTTTTGGTACCTGCTTTGTAAATAACTCCTTTTCTACACTTTTCTTTTTCTGTATCCCAGTATTTTATGTAGTCTTTGGTTCCGGATGGTGCAATGCAATACACTCCATTTTTATTAAAGAGTTTTGCTTGTTCATTAAATAACTTACTAGTTTCATCAAACTCATACTTACCTGGTTCCTTAAAAATAGAAAACACAAAGTCGTAAAAGTCCTGTCTGCTATCAAAGCTAGTCAGTGTCCAATTACCATCTTCATAGGTAGGTATATTCTGATATATTTCAGTACTCATTTAATAATTTTAGAATCTCATTAAGAGCTTCATGTCTATGATTTTCCGTAAGAATAATTTTATTTACAAACTTAGATTTCTCTACTTTGGGAATATCATGAATTGCAGAATCACTTTTTATTTTCAAGTCTATCTGCTGAACATCACCTGTAAATATCATATATGAGTCTTTACCCAATCTACCAACACACATCTGAAGTTGTGCTTTAGTAAGATTTTGAAATTCATCTACAATACATACAGCATTTTCAAAAGTCCTACCTCTAAAATGACTAAGTGATACTAGTTCAATAGCACCCTCTTCTTCCATTTTATTTAAAATATCTGCCTTATCGTATACCTTTCTCATGTTAGATTTAATTGGTACCAACCAAGGTTCCATTTTTTCTTTCTCAGATCCAGGTAAAAAACCGTTATCCTCCGTAGATACAGTGGGTCGAGTGATTATAATCTTATTTACTTTTCTTTTAAAGTATAGATCTAATGCAATCTGAACAGCTACTAGTGTTTTACCACTTCCCGCAAAACCTATTAAAAAACTATAGGGTTTGCTGATAATCAATTCTTTAGCTCTTTTCTGTTCTTCAGATAAAGTTATCGAGAACTTAATATCCCCCTTAGGAGGTGTCTTTTCAATGTTTGTGCGTCCCATACTATAAAGATACAGGTAAATACGGTAATTTAAAACTAATCTAGTTGATCATATGCAAGACCTTGCCCTCCTCGCACTTGACTTTTCTGCTCATCTTGCAAATCTTTATAGGCACCTTTATAGCTTTCGCGAATTTGTTGAAACTTAGCAGCAGCCGCTACAAGTGAATTGATATTACCATCTCTACCGTGGGTTATCTCAGTAGACTCCATATAATCAGCAAGTTTATCTAACATTTGTTTTATACCTCGGTATGCTCTAGATGTTGGAGTTTCATATAGTTCCTTGCAAAATTTAAGTGCTGATATTATACTACTATCATCAGTAGAAAACTCAGCATCTATTTCACGCATGATTATTTCCTCTTTATCGGTTTCCGATATATTAAAAAAGGGATTTGTATCTGGATTTGGACAGGTCATATAGAAGATGTACTGATATATCTTTAAATAGTCATCCGGATGCTCATCCATTATCTTCTTTAGTGTAGTGAGCGTATAACAATGCTCTGTCGGAACAACAACATTATTTTCAATATCAAACAGTCTTACAATCATTTTCTGTCTAAGCTTATGTTTTTACAAAATCGTATTTCTTTATTATTCAGAGTCCATATCTCTCCGTCATCCATTGCACATGTAAATAGAAGGTCATGCTCCTGACTATAGTCTATAACTAAAAAAGCATACCCTTCCATTTTATCCGAAACCCTTATGATTGGTACCATAGGGTTTAGCTGTAACATCATTGTTCTAAGTGCCTGATAATAGAAATTATTTCAGTTTTCATATAGGGTAACTCATACCTTTCAATTTTAGAAATAATAGGGTTATTATTATTATCTAACTTGTGAATCTTATTACCTCTGTCATCTATACCAATATCTTCAAAGATTACATGATCTAGAATAAGACCCCCTGGTTTAAGTTTAGGATTATGTTTTAAAATAATATACATGTACATACTTAACTGTAGACTGTAGTGGTTATAATTACAATCATCTAGGTGATTTAAAGGTGAATTCATTTTCTTAGAAAATCCCTCCCAGTTTTTGTATGATTCTTTTTTTATCTCCTTGTTTGTCTTATAGTCATAAACAAACACCTTTCCATTAACAACCTCTACCCTATCTGATTGTCCGCATATACCTGCAGATTTTAGATAAACAAAATGTTCAGGGTAGACACCCTCAGAAAGTTTCTGATTAGGAGCTGTCTTGTAACCATCTATTTCTAAGCTTTTAACTACGGGTAAATCACACCCCTCGCGCGTGATAGTCTTACAGTCAAGGATGTCAGCTTCTCTTTGATTATGATACCAGGTACCTAATTCAATAGCACGGTCTGATTCATCTTTCCATATAGACTTAATCTTTTCCGGATCCATCCCATACCATTTACTACGTTTGTTCTTTGATGATTTAAGCGCTATTGCATCTGCATCAAAGTGTTCCTTGTATTTAGAAATAATAGATGTAACACTTGACCAGTTGATCTTATCATCAGTAGTACTTACGTACTTATGTTCTTTTGGTAAAAATTTAACTGACATCTTTTTCAATTTTTTTAAGTAGTTTTTCCTCTTCATCTTCCGATAAAACCGCTTTCCATTTACCCGCTTCGCATGATGAAGATAAAGATCTTTGAAGAAATCTGAGTGAACAACCACATACCCCACAACAGGGTTGAGTTCCGGGAGCAAAACACTTGTCACCGCTTCTGTCAATGCTATCGCATGTTTGACATATTTCATTACGGTAATTTGCGACTTCTTCAACATGTTCATCTTTAAAGATAGAGTTTTTGATACCCTCAAAAATCTTACCCTTCTTTTTCCATACTTCCAGAAACGTTTCCATTTTTACTTGTTTTTATTTGTTGTAATCTATCATATTCAATTTTAAGTTCCTCCGAAGCTTTTTCTAAAATATCTAATCGATCTTTTAAAGCTTGGTATCTAGGATATGCTTGAAAGTTAGGACTTTTAAAACCACCCATAGTAGTTTTATAGCTTTCAATAGTCTTTTTAAGTATTGTAGGTTTTATTCTAAAAACTCCTAGTCCTTCTACATTAATTCTAGGGTAAGCTACACTTGAAATACTTTTTCTTACATTACTCCAGTAAAAATCTAAAACCTCAGAAACTAACTGTTTATCGTAGTCTCCTTCCTCAGAGATTTCACCGATCAATTCTTTAAACTTCTTTGGGTTCAATTCTTACAATTTTATAGTCTAGTAAAATGTTTCCCTCTGTTTGCACCTTTAGTTCCGGGTTAATAGAGATCTTCTTTTTGCTTTTACCTTCTTTTATTATCAGGTTTCTTTTCTCCGCTTTTGTTAAAGCATTTCTTACAGACTGACTGCTGCCAAAAATTTCTTTCTGGGCAGCAGTCTCGCAAAAGTCTGTAAGTTCTCTTTCACCTGAAAGAGCTAGTAAGGTCAAGCAATTAAGATCAAGTATAGAAACCGGTATATCCTTAAGATGACAATGCACAGCTATCTGGAATTTAGTAATATCCCAAATCTCCATGCGTATCCGTTTTTGTACTTGATTAACAATCGCCATGTTGGTTTAAGCTAAAAGTTAGGACTTTTTGAGTGACCTTTTCTTTTCAGGTGAAGGTTGTTCTGAATCCTCCTGTTCTTCTGGAGGACTTTGAATTTGAGCTTGACGAACCATAGCTACTAGTCTACGCAAACGTTGCTCTTCAATTTCTGCAGTGAGTTTTTCAAACTCTACCTGCGTTGTCATAAACTCAATCTGTTCTTTGTAGAACGCAAGCATCTGTTCTTTTCTAGCTGCGATCTCTTCAGGAGAAATTGAATTTTCAGAGTAGATGTCCTCATCTAGCTCTACG